ACCTTACGGCCAGCATGACCATTGTTTATGACAGCAATGAATATGACATTCAAGGAATAAAAGAACTGGGCAGAAAAGAGGGTCTACTGATACACAGTGAACTTCGAGATAATGCTTAATGCNAAAATCACCCTTGACAAGAGAGCAGAAAAACAACTGATTGCTGCTTTACAGAAACTGCCCAGAGAGTATCGCCAAAAGTTTTTGCTGCAAGCACAAAAAAGCAGTCTGAAGCCTGTTCAGAAAGCAGCGAAACAACAGGCCAAGGTTATGACCAACAGCGGCCCTGCGGCTGAAAGTATACGGACAGTAAAAGGTCGGTACGTCAAAGCAACTGGAGGCGCGTACAGCGTAATTGAACACAGAGATAAGCGGTACAACAGAACCAGAAAGTTGGGAAAATACACGATTCCGTGGAAAACCAACTATGCCAAAATTGAACGATTTATTATCAATGGAACGGCTGCTGGAACCAGAACTGTTGGAGTCAGAAAACGCACACGCAAAACAGGCGAAGTGTATATGGCAAAAGCTGGTGGCGGAAGTTCCAGCGGTTTTGTGGTTCGAGGTCGAGGCGGTCAGTACATGAAAGTGAAAAAAATCCGCTACCTTGGCAGTGAGGCGAACGATTATATGGACGTGGCATTTCGCATGCAAATGGCAAACGCTGAACGAAAATTCGCTGATGAGGTCTTCAATAAATTAGGAACTTTTGTAAGAAATAACGGGCTATGATTCATCACATAATAAACATTCTGAAAGCAGATTCTGACGTTACCAGTTACGTGGCTTCAGGTAATATTTTTCCGCTGATTCGTTTGCAAGGCTCACAGCTTCCTGCCATTGTCATCCAGCTGATTGGGGCTGACCCTCAAGACACAAAAGACCGCGCTGTGGATTATGACAAATACATTATCGAAGTTACCAGCTTACAAGACAATCCGCGCGAAGCATGGCTGACCTGTTTGGCTGTCCGTGCTGCCTTGGATAATTTTGCTGGCAATACAGATGTCGGTCAAATCAGAATGCAAAGTGTTGTCAGTGACGTTTTCGAATCCACTGACGTTTTTACTTTGACTCAACAGTACGAGGTATTCATGACTGAACGAACAATTGCAAACCCATGACAATCGGAGTACATGTAACGGCATACAGAAGGCCGACAATCACAAAGCTGGCATTCACTTGCTTGAGACGCATTTTAGACACCCTAGAAGAGCGTGGAATCGACAGCGTGGTGGTGGTGGGGGTAAGTGAGCCAAAGAGTGCTGCAATTGCCCGTAGTTTTGGTTTTATTCCCTTTGAAGTTCCAAACGCCCCGCTGGGCAGAAAGTTCAATGAAACAGCCAAAGAATTGCTGAAGCATGAATGGACGCACATGCTGGAATACTGCTCTGATAATTTAATGGAAGAACGGTATACTGATATGCTGATAAAACAGCTCGAAGCAAACGTTCATTACTGGGCGATGAACTGTTTTTACATGATGGATTGGAAAAGCAAAACAGTAAGGGTTTTTAACAACAGTGGCTGGAGTAATGTCGGCAGAGTCACGCGCAGAGATTTGGTCGAGAAATTGTACAGAAAACGGAATTACATATTTGAACCAAGACTGACCAAAAGGCTGGATAAGGCTTACAATGATGATATGCTGAATATGTGCAAAACGATGCCTTCATTTCCGAACCTGAAAACTCCGATAATTCTGGATTTAAAAAATGAAGTCAGCCTGAATCCATATCAGAATTTTAGCAGAAAACCAGAAAAATATCCAGTCGTATCTTTAGAAGGAAATTTTCCAGAATTAAAAACAGATAAAAATGGCGACGACAGGCAAAATACGCAGTAATGCAATCGGGGTTTACCTGAGCAGCGACAGGGGTTTAACAACAATCGACGACACAGCAGCCGACGACACTTACGAACTGGTTGCATGTGCAACATCAGGTTCATTCAGTGGGTCAATGGAGGTGCTGGATGCGACCACAAAAGACAATGATGGACAACGCGAAATCTTGACTGGTGGACTGACTTGGTCAATGAGCGCAGAAGGTATGGTTCAGTACAATTTGGGCGCGACTTTGACATCCAGTTTGGACTTGTTTGATATTTGGACAGGAAAAACAAAAGTTCGACTGGCTTGGACAACTGGCACCAGTGGCGATTACATGTATTACGGAAATGCATATATCACATCGTACGAAGAATCAGCTGGATTGAATGAAATTGCAAGTTATTCTGTTACCTTTGAAGGCGACGGTTCAATTACAAAAGCAACTGTGAACACCACAAGCGCGACGTTCACGAATAACGACGATTAATGAAAAAACTTCGAGGTCAGTTTGATTTAGAGCTGTGTGATGGCACACAGTTGGGCGTTATCATCAATATGTATTCACTGGGCCAGTTTCTGGCAGATACTGAGTACGAGTTGAAAGACCTCGAAGACGTTTTACAGGGTAAAAATGCACTGCGTTTTGTGCCGCTACTGATGTGGCATGGGGCGCAGTGTTTTTACTCTTTGAAAGATGCTGAACCGCCTTTGAAAAAGGGCGCGTTTTTAGTTTTGTTTGGCAGCAGTGACTGGGACACACTGACCAAGCAACTGTGGACAGCCTTGGAACTTGAAAGCGGTGAACCCGCAAAAAAAAAGACCAGCAAAGTCAAGACAAAGTAAACCCGTTTACTTTTCAGCAACTGTATTACCATTCGCTGTCCCATGGGGTTAATCCTGAACAGTTTTGGGCGTACAGTTTGGGTGAGTTAAAAGCTGTTTTAAAACGGCAGGAAATTAACGACAGAACTCACTGGATGCATACGGCACAACAGATGTCGTTGCTGTACAATATAAACAGAGGGAAAACGGGCAAAGCACTGACATGGCAGGACTTTAATCCGTACTCAATTGAGCCAGTATCGCACGCAAAACCCGCCGAACTAAATTCAGTTAATTTAGCAAGGTTTAATCGCATGACGAAAACGCTCAACAATGGCAAAAAGAACAGCAGCACTTAGGATTTTATTTGGGGCAGACACGAAGCAATTCGACAAAGCCTTACAGCAGAGCGTTCGGAAGATGCAACGTACAGCGGCAGACTTGCAAGCCGTTGGAAAAAACCTCAGCCAAAGCCTTACAGCACCGTTACTTGGAATTGCAGCCATCAGTGTAAAAACTGCTGCGGATTTCGAGTTTGCAATGGCCAAAGTTCAAGCGGTCAGTGGGTTTACTGCCGCTGAGATGAAAACGCTTGAAAAGCAAGCTGAATCGCTGGGTGCAACCACATCAAAAACACAGGATGAAGTAGCCCGTTTGCAACTGGAATTGGCCAAGCTGGGTAAGACCAGTGCTGAGATTGAACAAATGACCGAAAGCGTGCTTTCTTTGGGCATTGCTTTCGACCAAGATTTGGGAGAAACAGCACGGGTTGTTGGGGCCACATTGAACCAGTTCGAATTGGATGCCTCACAAGCAGGAAGGGTCGCCGACAACATGGCCGTTCTGTTCGGTACGAGTGCATTGGATTTAATGAAGTTCGATACGGCAATGCGGACAGTTGGCCCAACAGCAAACGCTTTGGGGTTAAGCGTCGAAGAGGTTGGTGCTGCCATGGGTATTTTGGTGAATTCAGGGGTCGAAGCTGGAACCGTTGGAACCGCTCTGACCAAGGCGTTAACGACTTTAGCCAAAAGGGGCTATACAGGTGCTGAGGCACTTACAAAAATAACAGAAGGCACTTTTACTGTTGCAGAAGGCTTTAAGGTTTTCGGGGACAGAGCAGGTAAAATTATTCCAATTTTGCAAGGCTCGACTGGAGCGTTGCAAGATTATGTAACTGCTCAAGAAGAGGGTTCTGGTGCTGCCCTCAGAGCCAGACAAATTCTGGAAGACACAGCGCAGGGTGGGTTTGATAAATTAAAGAGTTCAGCAAGCGCAGCTGCCACAGCAATTGGTAAAAAGATATTGCCGACAGTAAATAAGGTTGTAAAGGTTCTTACTGATGCCTTAAGTGCATTCGCTCA